TTAGTTGCTGGTAATTTAACAGGCAATGTGGCACCCAATGTAACAGCATATACTCCTGGCACAATACAAAATTTCCCAACCACAGTTCGTTGGAGTCAAAACTTTGGTCTCAATGCAGGTCCAACAACTTGGGCTCCAACCCTGACCAACATTGCCAACGAAGTAGAAATGCCAGTGCGTGGTCCTGTGATTGATGGCTTCCCATTGAACGGCAACTTTTACATTTGCAGTTATTGGGACACATGTTTGATGAGTCCTATTGGATATCAATCAAGTACAGCACCTGTGTTTGGTATCAAGTTAGTTAACCAAGGCCGCGGTATGTTAAATGAAAACTGCTGGGTCAATGTGGATAACACAGTATTCGGTCTAGATGCTCGTGACATCTGGCAGTTTGATGGCGGCAACTTTAAAGCAATTGGTAACCAACGAGTTAAAGATTATTTTTATAATAATTTAAATGCTGCCTATACCAATCAGATATTCATGGTTCATAATAGTTCCAAATATCAGATAGAAATTTATTATCCAGACTTGTATTCAACAGGTCGTTGCAATCAGATGATTAGTTATCGCTATGACTTAGATGTATGGCAACCACCAAGACAAGTGTCCCTAGCCACTGCTGCAACAGAAGCACCTAGAGTATATTCAGGTGATTTTAATTTGGCCACACGCGGAGTTATCTACAGTTCATATGCAGGTAATGTTCAATTAATACAAAAAGATACTGGAACAAGTTTTTTAGGTAATGCAATTCCAACTTTATTCCAGCGTAACAATATCAGCTATGGCCAACCATATAGTGCCAGCGTACAGGTACATCGTGTGTTACCAGAAATTTACGGAACAGGCAACATTGATATTACCATTGGTGGTGCCAATAGTGTTGAATCAACTCCAACATTTAAACCTACAGTAACAATGCCAATTAACACAGAAAATCCATGGGTGCAGATTAATCAAAATGAAGCCCGTGTAGTAACCATGCAGGTATCTAGCAATAGTGCTGTCAACAGCTGGCAAATGACTGCTGCCAACTGGCAAGTAACACAAGTCCAGGATACACGCTAATGAGTAACTTCGCCCTAGATACTAATAGTTCATCTGGCGATATTATTAGTAGTTTAAACTATGCTTTAGCCAACTTAGGTTCAGCAACTGCTGCCATTAACTATAATGGCAATATTATGGTGGCTAATACTATCACTGGTATTATTTCTAGTATTAGCAGTAGCGGAGTAGTTCAATATGGACAGATACAATATTTGTACAGCTATATTGATGTTGCTTATGCTAATACTGCAACTGGTGGCGGCTTTACTAGTAACTGTACTAATCAACAATATTATGGTATAAGAAATACTTCAAGTCCAACATGGGATACTAATCCTGTTGACTATACATGGACGCAAGTATCGGGTGGATTCAGTACAAATAAATTTTTATTTTATACACCATTAGGTGGCAGTCAAATATTATTCAGCATTGGAGCAACAGCACCATCAGTTAATTACAGTCCAGTAATAGATAGTACTCCTATCTTGTTGGCAAAATTAGCCAACAGTAGTGTAACAACAGATACTATTAGTCCCGGTGCAGTTACTGGTGTTCAAATTGCAATTAATACCATTACTGGACAAAATATTGGTCCAAATACTATTACTGGTTATAATATTAATGCTGGCACAATTACTGGTAATTTAATTGCGGCAAACACAATTTATGGTAACAGTATTGTTGCTGGATCTATTACATCAACACAAATTGCCGCAGGAACAATATTAGTAGCAAACAGTATTCAAAGTACTAATGCTACATTTGATAGTCCAACTTCAGCAGGTTTCTGGTTAGATGCCAGCAATGGTAGTGCTAGATTTGGTAGTGACCTTAGCGTTGGAAATAATTTAACTGTTGGTACTAATGCTCAAATAAGCAGTAATTTAAACATTGGTACTAATGCTCGAATTGGTAATAATTTATTTGTTGGTAACAATGCATCGATTGGCGGTAACTTAAATGTGTCTGGATTAATTACTACCAGTGCGTTACAAGCTAATACTGTAGTTACTAACAACATTTATGTAGCGTCAGTTACAGACCAGGCCGCGGGATATTCATCTACTACAGAAACAATCAATGGTGGTGGTAGTTCTGGGCATTATACAAGTACTAGTACAACTATTACAGTAACGCCAAGCAATGCACCAAACGGTGCTATATTATATGTTACTGGTAGACAAATGGCATATCTAAGTTATACTGCTGCATCTCCAGGAACTATGACTGCTAACTTAGGATTAATTGTGGTCTATGGCACACAACAGACCGGAATTGCCTGGGCCAATGTGTCCGGGTCATATGCAGCAGGAACTTCAATATTTCCAGTGTCAACTGGAGGACTTGAAGTATATGTTAGCAACTATCCATATGTTATTCCTGGTGCTGGTACTATTACTGTTCGTGCCGAATTATTTGGTAATGTAACTTCTGGCCCTGGTACTTTTACTTCAGGTAGTTTCGATAACTATTCTCCAAGTACATTACAAGGACAATTAAGATATAACACAGCACAGGTATTCAAACGATGATCTATACATTATACGAACCGGCCACAGGACACATTGTCAATAATTTACAAATTGATTTACCAGAACAATTGGAAATTAATTTGAATGGCAAATTGGCCGTAGAAGGCAATTATAATTCAGATGAATATTATATTCAGGCAGGTCAGCCAATGGCAAAAGAGCCAAAGCCTGCTGTGCATTATCAATACAATTATCAAACACACGCATGGGAAATTGATGAAGTATATTTGATGCGTATGGGAAGAATAACTAGAAATAATTTGTTAACAGCAATAGATCGAATTAATCCAGTTTGGTATGCAAGTTTAACTGCGGATCAACAAACCGAATTAATCAATTATAGAACAGCATTACTAAATGTACCACAACAGTCTGGATTTCCAGTAACTATAGAGTGGCCAACAAAACCAGCTTGGTTATAACACGGTAAATATTAATATGGCCACTATGACACTCGCACAAGCACAAGCCGCACTAGCTGCCGCAAACGCAACTTACGCAAAATCACCAACCGCGGCTAACTTGACCGCATTGAAAACAGCACAGGCAGCATTTATTGCTGCACAAGGAACCGCTACACCTGCTAAAACAACAACACCGGCACCTGCTACTACAACAGCACAAACAACTGCACAGGCGGCAGCACAACAGCAGGCCGCACTTAATGCGATGTATGCTAGCTCGCCATTAAATGCAGTTCCGGGTTTTAGTGCTTTACCTAATAATTTAAAAAATATGGTAATGGCGTTGCCAGGTAATCAACAAAATGCTGGTATACAGGCTTTTGCTAATAACTATGCTGGATTAACCGCACAACAACAAGCTGATCTTACAAAAGTAGATCCTGCACAACAACTTGCTACATTACAATCTTATGTAACAACTAATCAACAAAATGCTGCCGCTCTTGCACAACAAAAAGCAGCTGATGCCGCTGCCGCACAGGCCGCACAACAACAAGCCGCAATTGCCGCAAAGCAAGCCGCTGTTGATCAAGCAATGAAATTATTGCAAACTGAACAGCCGTTAATGTATAATCAATTAACTGCTGACCAAATAACACAAGTTAAAGCAGCTGTGGCCAATGGACAAGACGCTGGTGGTGCTACTTTACAAATTTTACACGATCAAGCACAAAAACAATATCAGGCAAATCAGGCTGCTCAAGCATTGATATCCAGCGGCCAAACATTAACACAAGATCAGATTAATTCAATGCCTGCAGCATACCAACAACAGTATGCACAACAACAAGCAATACAGGCCGCTGCCGCAAAAGCACAGGCTCTTCAGGTTGCACAGTCTGCTGCAATTAAAGCAGTAAATGAAGGACAAACATTAACACAAGATCAGATTAATGTTTTACCACAACAATATCAAACTGCTTATGCACAACAACAAGCACAAGCACAAGCACAACAAGCCAAAGCACAAGCTGCCGCACAAGCACAAGCCGATATTAGATTGCCTGATCCATCTACAAATCAAGATAGTGGTGTAGGAACTTTAAGTGCAGCACAAACAG